TTAAATTGGTTTGAACCTGTAGTTGCATAACCTGCAGGATTAAATGCTGTACTATCTGAAATTACATAGAATGTATTTGCATTAGCACTAGCAGAAATAGCATTATATTCAGCTTGAGTTAAAGTAATTACTTGTTGGATAGGTGCAGATGCGGTATAGATGTCTGTATTATTACCTAATACATTACCTGTTATTGAACCAGTAACGTTTAATGAACCAGTTATTGTTTGGTTACCTATAAACGTATTTGAACCTGTAGTTGCAAATCCTGCTAAATTAATAGGTGTTGAACCTGAAATTATATATAAAGTATTTGCATCAGGTGTTACTATTCCATTATATTCTGCTTGAGTTAATGTTACAATTTGTTGAACAGCAGCAGAACTTGTATAAGTATCTGTATTGTTACCTACTACATTTCCACCTACAGAACCTGTAACAGCAAATGAACCAGTAATTTGCGCTGAACCAGTATATGGAAAAGCAGGAGTTGATGGAGCATATGATGCTGATGTAGCTGTATTCGCATACGACGCACTAGTAGCGTTTATAGCGTAAGAACTACTTGTAGCCGTGGCACTATATGAAGCTGATAATGATGCGTTACTATACGAAGCAGTACCTTGTAATGAACCTGTAAATCCTAAAGTAGAAATTGTTGAACCAGTAACTAATAATGGTCCTGTTTTAACATCTACTGTTCCGTATAATGTTTGAACATCATTACTAGCATCACCAAATTGGTTTGAACCTGATGAATAAATTACTGATGCTGTTTCATATATTACTAATAAGTTAGTAATTGAAGCTGAAGTAATAGTAGCTAAACCAGTAACTAAAATATTAGATGCTGTAAAATTAGTTGCAAACGAAGCAGTAACTGCTGTTGTAGCATTTTGAGCATACGAAGCACTCGTAGCATATGATGAGCTAATACTTGCACTTACGTTGTTTATAACGTTATTAAATGTAGTACCGTCGCCTTTGGTGAATGTAATAGTATCGTTTGTACTAGACGCTGTTAGAACGTTATTTAACGCTAATGATGCGGTTAGAGCATATGAAGCAGAAACAGCATTTGAACCCGTAGCAACAGTTACTGGGAATGTTGTTCCATCTCCCTTAGTAAATGTAATTATATTATCAACTGCACTGGCAGTAGTTAATAATGAACCTGTAGGTGTAGTAGAAGCTGAACCTGTAGCTACTGTTAAATCAAATGTTGAACCATCACCTTTGGTAAAAGTAAGTGTATTTGAATTTACACTACCTGTTTTCATTAATGAACCAGTATCTACAGTTGTACCTGCATTTAAAGCAAATGATGCTGTAACAGCGTAAGATGAACTTACAGCATTCGAAGCCGTAATGTTGATTGATGGGATTGCTACACCTAAACCAGTTTCAAATGCACTTGCACTTAGTTGTACTAAGTATTCAAATGATTGACTGATGTAAAGGTTGGTTAAATTTCTTGCCATTATATATTAAAAATTAGATACGTTGTTTCTTGTATATCCGTTTCCTGTTTGAGGAAATTGAGGATAGCGTGAATCGTAAATTGGTAATCCACATTCTCTAGCTTGATTTGCATGGTATCCTCTACCGTTTCTTTTCATTACGATAGGTGATTTGTATTGTACACCAAAATCTGGGTACATTTGTTGTAATTCTACGTTACCATTTAATTCTGGATATAATCCTTGTTTTTGAATTAAATAATTAGTTAAACGTTCTTCGTAAAATTGTTTTTTATTTTGTACTGATTGGCGTTTACGATTATACCAAGTACCATCTGCTTTCTCACTATTTTCTCCACCTGTAGGAATTAACAAACCATTGTTACGTGGTCTTAAGTATATATCCTCTAGAGCATAATAGTAAGCAGCATATAATAAAGCATTTTGAACCCATTTTAGTACTAAGACTTCATAAACACCGGTTAATGTATTAGTTTTAATTTTATCTAAAATAGCTTCATACAACTTGGTACCTAAAATGCGTTGCATTTCGATATCTTGTGATTCGCGAACAGCGTTCTTAAGTAATTCACTATCAACATTGTTATTAATGTCGGTAAATTGTCTTAAATTTTCTTCTGAAATTATAAATACGTCGGTCATTGTCTTAGTTTATTAGTTATTAGTTAGCTACTACAGTACCTTGTGGGTTGTTAACTGTAATTGCTTGAATTACATTATCTGGAACGCTTATACCAGTAGAACCCTCTTCAACATAAGCAATAAATGTTTCTCCTCTTGGTAATAAAAATGTTGCTTCACCTAAAGCACTACCTGATACAGTAATTGAAGCATCAGCAGTTGCTAGAATTGTAGTCCAAGGACCACCTGCAGTTACTTTACCTGAACCAGCAGGTCCATACATTGAAGCACCACTAAAATAAGTTGTTGTACTACCTGATATTACATAATTATTAGCTTGTAATACGTTAGGATAAACATATTCTCCTACAGCACCTGCTTGGAATATAATAACAGATGCTGATACTGAACCTGATACTCCTTGAAGTGAAGAATAAGTAGTAGCACTGTTTTGAACAGATGCAGTTGCATTAAATACTGCTGAAGCAGATTGAGCAAATACTGCTGCTGTAGCTGTAAATGGAAAACCATTAATATAAATGGTATTATCTGTATTTACTAGATCTGTTGATCCTGAATAAAATACAACATTAATTCCATTTACATTAAATCCAGCTTGACCTACTCTTAATGAAGCAGTAGTTGATGATGCAAAATATGATGCGGAATAGCTGCTTGATACAAAAGCAACATTTAAATTAGTACTAGCTATTGTTGCTAATTGGCCTGTATTTGCGGGTGTAGTTCCGCTGATTACTGTGATTGACATAGTTTTATATTTTAATTTTTTAGTTTATTGGTTGTTCTTGTCCTGCAGCGTTAATGTTAGGATCATTTACTCTATCTGCGATTTCGATTTCGGCTTCTAATTTATTATCTTCACCTACTTCACTTTCGGTTCCAGTAACAACATCTACCTCTTCTTTACCATCGCTATATAATTTTAATTGTTCAACACCTAAAATATAATCATCACCATAGTTAATCTTAAATATTTCATCAAAACAATCTAGGATTGCTTGTTGGAATGGTCTAACTACTGTGTTTGTAAATAATAGATAAGCGTCAATTGTTTCGTCTCTACCACCTAATTGACCTTCGGTTTTAATACCTAACATCATAGGAGAAGTGATACGGTGAGCAGTTAATATTTTCTGCGTCACTAAGTCGTTTATAGTTGTATAGTACTCATCTGTACCATTAGATTGAATAGGTGTAATGACTGGAGCATTTTCTGGACTATCAACGTCCATATAAATTAAAGCACCAGCGTTTTCTGTTCCACCGTATTGGTTACGAAGCATTATTTCAATTGCTTCTCTTTCTTCCTCGTTAGCATTAGTAAATGTAGTAATAGCTACAGATGGAACAACACCATTAGTAATATTGTTTAAATGGAAGTTATCAACCTGAGCATCTAATTCAATTACTTTTAATGCACCAACATAATCAGGTAATGGATAATATCTCATACCAGGACGATAAGCGTGATATACGTATATCTGTGATGGTTCCTCTAATTTATTATTAGGATTATATGAAGGTAAAAATGGAATATCAGTTAATGATTGATTAACATATGAGTTAATACCACTCCATTCATCCCAGATATAAAATCCAGGAATCTTACCACGTAAATTCTTTTCTTTAGCTCTTAAATAACTAAAGTCGATGTGATATACTTCAGCAATTTTTGTTCTATCTTTAGACCAAATAATTTCTAAGGCAAATCCACCAAATAATTTTAAATCTTTTGCTACTTTCTTAAAAATATCATTCCATGATTCTTTCTCATAGTTAGCAAAATCTAATGTATCGGGTCTATTACTAGTTAATCCATTACCAACAATTGCTTCTACAGTTGCATTTACGCATGTACCGTGAATAGATGAATAATTCATCAAATCAATTAATTTGTTTGGGAAACCATTATCAGCACCGAAACTAATGTAAAACTTATCCTTACGTTCAATTAAACTAATTCTTTCATTAGTCTTACTGTTACGAGGAATAGTTTTAAATGTGTATTTTTTATCGCTCATTATTATGGATGATTATAGGTAGTATATTTGCCACCATCAACTGGTAATAAATATTGTGTAATGTCGTATTCATTGCTACCTGATACAAATGCTCTTTCTGTACTTAATAAAGTAGTTTTTACAAAAGCACCAGCACCAGCCCAAGTATTAGCTGTATTAGCCCATAAAGTATTTTGTGCACCCCAAGTTGTTAAAAAAGTAGCTTGAGCATATTCCCATATATTAACATTATATTGACCTGAAGCTGTTGGAGCAGATGAACCAGATATTTGAAATACTAACCAAGGATTTAATGGTCCTGTAGTATTAATCATCGTAGCTAATACATCTCCTTTAGTAGATAAATCGTACGATTGAGTAAAATCAAGTAATACATTAGTAATACCTGCAGATGCTGTAATATTTGGATACACAGCATTCGAATTTACAGGGGCAGAATGATTAAATTGTAGCATAGTATACTATTATTCAACCAAGTAAGGGGTTACGCCTAAGCACAACCCCTATTTTGGTTTAATTTAAATTAATTAAGCGTAAGTGGTAATTGTAATACCGCTTAATGAACCTGTAAATGATGTAGCGCTTCCGCTTACTTCACTAGCTGGGTTTGGTTCGTTTCCTGAGAACACTAAGTTATAGCCATTCAAATCACTGAATGCAGTACCAGTTTGTGCGGTACCACTCAATAATTGAGCGCCATTAACTTGTCCCATTAAGAACCAACGAGCAGCCCCGTTTTCACTACCATTTTGAGTTTCAATGATAATTTCTAAGTTCGGGTTCTGTGCTAATACTCTTACTTGGTTTCTAACACTTGTTTGCATTTT